GGCCGCGACGTGGGTCGCGACGGGGGACGCGACGAGGGACGCGACGAGGGACGCGACGAGGGACGCGACGAGGGTCGCGACGAGGGACGCGACGAGGGTCGCGACGAGGGTCGCGACGTGGGCCGCGCACGATCGGCAATGGTTCACGGATCTCTCCCCAGTGATGCAGCCGATCGCGCAGGCGCTCGGCGATCCGCAATTCTTTCTCGGCTGCGCCGCGAATCACGGGAACATGTGGGACGGCGGGAACCAGTGGTCCCCCGAGCCGGCATGGATCTCGTTCCTTCGCCACGTCGCCAAGCTCGAGCTCGACTACTCGAACTGGGACCACTACGAGACGCTCGCGCTCGTGTGCGGGCCGCGAATCATGCACGCCGAGTTCGCGATGATTTCGGACCGGCCCGAAGTGCTCATGGTGGACGAGCGCAGCCGCCCGCACTGCGACGATGGGCCGTTCTGCCGCTGGCGCGACGGGACGGCGCTCTACTCGATCCACGGCATCCGCGTACCGCAATTCGTCGTCGAGCATCCCGAGCGCGTTACGGTCGCCGACATCGAGGCGGAGCAGAACGCCGAGGTGCGGCGCGTGATGATCGACCGGTACGGCGTCTCACGGTACGTGCACGACGCGAAGTTTGAAGTGCTCGACGAGGATGAGGATCCGCTGGGGCAGCCAAGGCGGCTTCTCCGTCGCGGCCGCATCGTTGTTGTCGAGCTCACGAACAGCACCGAGGATGCCGACGGGACCCGGCGGAAGTATCACGTACCGTGTCACCCGGAGCTGCGGCCGCTGCCGTTTCCGCCGGACAACAGGCTTGGTGAGCCGCAGGCGATGACCGCGCTCAATGCGGTGGCGAGCACGTACGGGTTCCGCGGCGAGGAGTATCGGTTGAGGGTGGAAACTTGAGTCCCGCGGTCGAGCAAACCATGGGTAATCCGAAATGATGACGATCGGCTCGCTCTTTTCGGGCATCGGCGGATTGGAGCTCGGTCTTGAACGCGCCGGGCTCGGGCCCGTGCTCTGGCAGTGCGAGATCGATCCGTTCTGCCGCGCCGTGCTCGCGAAGCACTGGCCCGACGTCGAAAGGTTCGAAGATGTCACGCAGCCACGCAGCTACCCGCACGTTGACCTTATTTGCGGAGGATTCCCCTGTCAGGACGTTTCGAGCGGAGGGAAGCGGCGTGGGATCGGGGGCTCGCGCTCGGGCCTTTGGTGGTACTTCGCTCGCGTCGTCGCGCAGGTCCGCCCGCGCTATGTCGTCGTCGAAAACGTCTCGTCGGGCGCGCGTCGCTGGCTGCACCATGTCCGCGAAGGGCTGCACGTGCTTGGTTATCGAACGAGCGCCTTGGGGGTTGCCGCCCGAGACGTTGGCGCGCCTCACCGACGGGCCCGTGTCTTCGTGGTTGCCTACGCCAGTGGCGAGCAACTGCGGAAGCAACCGGGGGGGGGCTGCCGGCCGGACTGGACCGGAGCGGCTCTCGCTGAGGACCATGGCCGCGCGAGGGACATGGCCGACGCCGACGCCGACGGCGCGGGACGCGACGAGCGGGCCGGCGGTGGGGCGAGTGCGGAAGGGAAAGGAGGGCGAGCCTCTGAGGGACGCGGTGCGAGCGTCGAGCGGCCCTGGGCCGTTGAACCCGGCGTGGGTCGAGTGGCTCATGGGGTTCCCGATCGGGTGGACAGACTTACAGCGCTCGGCAACGCGGTTGTCCCGCAATGCGCGGAAATCGTCGGCCGGGTGATTCAACAGATGGTCAGGCAGACCGTAGGGAAGGAGGGAATATGAGCGGACCGGCATTGGTGGCGCTTTCGTTTCACCCTACCTTTCCGCGTCATCCTGATTCGCAACTGGTAGATGCGCCCCATGCGCGCGCATGTCCGCCACCGTTGCCGCGAGCAGTATTTTCCGCGCACAAGCGGCGCAGTCGATCTTATCCGTCGTACGCTGCGACCACACCGAATCGAAGCCCGCCTGAATAGCCCTACCGCATGCCGTGACCGAGGCGGATGCGCGCGACACCGCGTGCACGGTCCATGAGTACGGCGAGCGCGTAAGCTGTCGGCGCCTCATGCGCGCGCTACTCCCGGCCGCGGAATATGCTCCGCCAGCCCGAGTTCGCGCATCGCGCATATGATCCGGCTGCGTGCCCTGCTGTTTCGACGCGCCACCTCGCCGCGCAGGAATCGCTCGACGGTCCGATGATCCACGTCGCTTTTCGCGGCGATCCGGCAGACATCGCGAGGCCCGAGCGCAACGACGGCCACGGCTCCAGTATGCATGCAGAATGCACCCAAAGCGAATGTATTGTGCATGCAAATAGTCAACAAATAAGGCCCTGCGCTCGCGGTCCTGTTCGGCACGGCGTAGCTCTGGATCGTGGGCGTCCGGCTGGACACGGAGAGCTTCGCGCTGGTCGCTGAGCGGCTGCGGCTCGCGGGTGTGCGCCGGGTCGAGTGGGCCGAGGATGGGAGCGTCGCGGCCGTCGAGATCGATGCGGAGACCGAGGAGGAACGCGACACGATCCCCTGCCCGCCGATGCCGCCATCGCCGGCGGAGAGCGAAACGCGGCTGATCGTGGTGCAGTGCGACACCGATCCGCACCCGGACCTACTCCGCGACGATGAGCCGGTGAGCGACCGCATCGCACGCGAGAACGGATGGATCGCCGAGCAGCTATGCGGCGGGGCAGGAGTGGAGAGACGATGAGCGAGCGAGGATTTGCGGGGATGCACCCTGAGAAGCATCGGGAGATCGCCAGCAAGGGGGGCCACGCGGCGCAGGCGGGCGGCCGCTGCCACGTGTTCACGAGCGAGGAGGCGCGCGCGGCGGGGAAGAAGGGCGGCGCCGCGATCCTCGCCAAGCGCGGGCCGGGCTACTTCGCCGAGATAGGCCGCCGGGGCGGCCAAGGGCGGGCGCGCAACGCGAATCAGCTCCCCTTCGACTACGCGGACCCGGAGCCCGACACGGAGCGGAGCCCGGCGGCGGAGCCGGCCGAGTGAACGACGAGGCAGCACGGATGGAGCGTGATCGGCGCGTGGATCGCGTCGTCGACCTGATGACGAGGGGCGAATGGCAAGGCGCGCGCTCGGCCCGCGAGCTCGCGGGCGAGTGGGACGTACACATGCACACCGTGCATGATTATGCACGCGAGGCGTCGGGCATCATCCGCCGATCTCTCGAGGGGGACGCCGAGGATCTCCGGGCGCAGCTCCTCGCCGGGCTCGACGAGCTGACGCGCAAGGCGACGAGCGCCGGGGAGTACCGCGCCGCGATCGCCGGGTTCGAGCTCCGCGCGAAGGTGCTCGGCCTCGTCGAGCGCCGGACGAAGGAGGACCAGCCGCCGCCGAATCCGTTCGCGTCGCCCGAGGAGGCGCTGCGATTCGCCGAGGGGCTCGTGCTGCGCCTGCGCGAGCAGATCGCGACCGCGCGCCCGCTCCCCGCCGCGCTGCCGTCGGAGGGCCGCTGATGCCCGGCCGCCTGTTCCGTCCCGGCCGCGCGCTCTTCTCGGCCTTCGTCGCGGCGAACTGCCTCGAGCCGCCCGAGTCGCCGATGGATCCGGGCGACGTCGGCCCGTTCGATGACGCGCGCCCCGCCCCGGAAGCGCCCGCATGGTCACGAGCGCGCCCGCGGCCCGACGTACCCCGCGACGACGCCGCCCACCTCGCCGCCGCCGAGGCCAAGCGCACCCGCCGCGCCACGAGGCGCACGTGACCGCGCAGTGGAGCACGCGTCTCGCCGGCCCCCAGGACGAAGACGGGCTCGTATATCTCTGGCTCAAGAGCTTCGCGCACTCGCGTTTCGGCAAGTCCCGCGGCGCGCAAATCGACGCGTCCCCCGCGGAGCAGGCGTACTGGCGCGAGCACCGCGAAATCGTGATGCGGCTCCTCCGCACCGCCGAGACGCGGCTGCTCATCGATCCGGAGGATCCGGGCGTCTTCTGGGCGTTCGCGTGCTGCTCCGGGGACGTCGTGCACTACGTGCTCGCCAAGCGGCGCTTCCACCGCGAAGGCATCTCCGCAGCGATGTTCCGGGACCTGCTAGGCGAGCGCCTGAAGAAGGCGGCCAGCTATACGCATGAGCTCGTAGAGTTTAAGCGCGCCGAGGTCGCCAGGGCCGGGCTCGTCGTCCCTTCCACGTGGGTGTTCGATCCTTACTGGCTCGCGCGGGTGGCGGCATGAGCGGCGCCGTGATCCTCGTCCGCCACGGCGAAACGAAGCTGAACCGCGAGGTGGCCGGCGCGGACGGTGAGCGCATTCGCGGCTGGCATGATGTGCCCCTGCACTCGAAGGACAACCCCGGCATCGGCGCGCGAATCGCGGACAAGTATAGCGACGTCCACGCGGTCTACTCGAGTCCCCTCTCGCGCGCCAAGGATACCGCCGACCATATAGCGGCCGATCTGGGCCGGCGCGTGGAGACTACGCGGCATCTGCTCCCGTGGGATCTCGGCGCACTCACCGGCCAGCGCATCCAAGACGTGAAGGAAATGCTCGCTTTCCTCGTAGAGCACCCGAAGAAGACCGCGCCGAAGGGGGAGCCGTTCGACCGCTTCCGCAAGCGCTACCTGTCATTCCTCGTCGATCGCCTCCGAAGCGTCGCGCGCGCTGGCGGGAATGTCGTCCTCGTGGCGCACACGCGCAACGTGCAACTCGCGATGGCGTGGCTCAAAGCAGGTGCGAAGACCGATCTCTCGTTCGATACCGCGCGCATGCTGGACTACAGCGACGAGGTGCCCCCCGGCGATTTCGTCGCGCTCACCTGGGAGGACACGGGCCCATGATGATGGCCGAGGCCGAACTAAAACCGCAGCTCGTTCAAGTCGTGCTCGAGCGAGCGAAGACGATCCCCATGGACGACGTCCTCATCGTCGGGACGAGTGAACGGCGCCCCATTCTGCTCCACACCTGGGGTGCAAACCTGTCGCCGTGGCGCGTGGCGTGGGCCCTCGTGCGGCTGGCGCTGGCCTGTCTGATCGCGAGGGCGCGATGAAGCTACGTTACGTCATGTTCGAAAAAGATGTTCCGCTGGGCACCAATCACAAACGCCTGAAAGGCTTCTCGGCGGAGAGGGGCATCGGCGAGCACCAGGGATGGGACATCACGTGGAGCGAGGGGCGGATCTGGCTGTCCAAGCCGGGGCACGAGGAATTCTTCACAGAGACTCGAATCGCCTCTGCAATCCCCATGGCAAAGGAAAAGCGGGGCTGATGCTCGACGCGTCCGCGTTCGCGTGCCTCTCCGCCGCGGCCAGGTTTGCCCCGGCTGCCCCGCGTGCGTTCGTGGACTTCTGCGCGTGGCTCGGGGTCACCCTGACGCCAGCGCAGCGGGTAATCGCGCTCGTCGCGTTCGACGGCAAGCGGCTCGAGGAGCTGTTGGCGGCGGACGCGCGGCTCGCGCGAGAGATGTTCGGCGCGGGCCAGGTCGAACACGCCACGGGGGCCACGCGCCGGATCTTCGCGGCGGTCTGCGGCGCTCGCGGGGGAAAGACGTACACGCTCGCGGCGCTCCGGATCCTGCATCTTGGGCTCACCGTACCTCTGGATCTGCTCGCGCCCGGCGAGGTGGCGAGCGGGCCGATCCTCGCGCCGGATAAGGATCTCGCCGGGCAGGCGCTGAACTACGTGAAGGGCGCCGTTGACTCTTCGCCGGAGCTGCGCGCGCTGCTCGTGAAGGAGCCGACCACGGAGGCGCTTGAGCTAGGGCGCGACGGGCGGCAGGTCGAGATCGTCGTCCGCGCAGCGTCGGCGAAAGGGCGCACGGGCCGCGGGCGCTCGCTTATCGGGGCCGTGCTCGACGAAGCGTGTTTCTTCTACGACGACACCTACCAGGTCAACGACGAGGAGATTTACCGCGCGCTCAAGCCGCGCGTGCTCCCGGGCGGGCAGCTCATCGTCTGCTCGACGCCATGGGCGCAGAGCGGGATCCTCTACGAGCTCTTCGCGGACAACCACCCCGAGCCGGAGCGCGCCGGACTCGTGGCGCAGCCCCGGTGCCGCGGCACGGCACTGGCGGCCCATGCGCCTACGCTGCTCCTCCGCGATGAGCCTTCGCTGCGACAGCTCGTGCGCGAGGAGGAGGAGCGCGATCCCGAGAACGCCGCGCGCGAGTACGGCGCGCGTTTCATGAGCATCTCGGCCGCCACGTTCTTCGACCCTCCCGCGATCGAGGCGGCGATCCGGCCGGCCCTCACGCTTCCGCGCTTGCCCGTCGCCGGCGAGCTCGTGTCCAGCGGCGCGGACTACGCCTTCGCGCGCAATAGTTCCGGGCTTGTCATCGTCCACCGCACCGAAGCCGGCCGCTACGTCGTCGGGGAGGTGCTCGAAGCCAAGCCGGAGCCGGGCGCTCCGCTCAAGCCGTCGACGATCGTGCGGCAGTTCGCGGCCGCAGTGGATATGCACCGGGGAAGCTACACCATGGCGGACGGCCATTACCGGGAGACCGTGCACGAGTGGATGCCGGCGCACCAAACGTTCGTCGATGCGCCGGCTGATCCCACCGTGCCATTCGTTCACGCCCGCGCGCTGCTCCGAGAAGGCCTTGTCGATCTGCCCAATCACGCTCGCCTGCTGCGCCAGCTCCGCGAGGTAAAGAGCCGGCCCATGTCGGGCGGCAAGGTGAAGATCGTATTACCCATGTGGCGAACTGGGGAGCATGGCGATCTCGTAAGCTGCTTCGTCCTGGCACTCTACCAAGCGGCGAACGGGGAACTCGTGGCGCCCGTGCCTCCGAAACCGGGAACCGACGCGTGGGAAGATGCCGCGCGCGAGGAACGGCGGAAAATGCATGAGGGGAAGGCGTCCCGGCCATGGTGGAAGAAGTGAGCGAGTGCGATCGTTGTACCGGCCTACGCGCCAGCGTCATGCTGATGCGCGAACTCGGCGTCACCAAGTGGGGCGACATCGAGCTCGGCCCCGCTCCGGGCCCCACCCAAGAACCAGAAGCACAAGCAACCCAGCACGAGCACGTCTCGCCCGAAGAGGCAGAGCGGCGCGCGCGGGATGCCCGTCGCCGTGTCGGCCTCGCCGCGGCGTCAGGCATCCGCGAGCGCATAGGTGTCGAACGCTAACCCGACTTTTGTAGGCAATTACGCCGCGTCCGGCGGCTACGCATACGGGCGCAACGTCCGTTGGTGGACGGAGCCGGAGAACAACGCGCATGCGGCGATCGCAGCCGTTTGGCGCCACATCCGCGACACGCAGCGATGGCGCCGCGATGCCGACGAGTACCACGCCTCGCTCTACGCGGGCGGGCCAGGGGCCGCCGGCATCCTCCAGAACGTTCGCGCGGACAGCGAATACGACCCGACCACGCTCCCCTACAACATCTGCCGCGGCGGTACCGATACGCTCGTCGCGAAGATCGCCAAGCAGCGACCCCTTCCGCAGGTGCTCACTCAGCGCGGAAATTGGGCGAACCAGAAGCGCGCGCGCAAAATGTCGCAGTTTCTGGAGGGGGAGTTCTACCGCCAGAAGATTTTCGAAAAGTTCGGCAAGCTGATCGTACGCGACGCGGCGATCTTCGGCCGCGGCCTCCTGAAGGTCTGGCGCGAGGGCAAACGCCTGCGCGTGGAGCGCGCGCATCCGTGGGAGGTCTACGCGGACGATTGGGACGCCCGGTACAACGAACCGCGAAACCTCTACCAGATCCGCACCATCGACAAGAACGTTCTTCTCGAGCTCTACGCCCGCAAGCCGGACGGTGAGTGGGATCAGGACATCTTCGACGCGATCACGCGCGCCGCCAGCGTCTCGAGCCTGTACCGGGTCGACGACGAGATCAGCGACTACGGCGATCCGACCGTGGACCGCGTGCAGGTCGTCGAAGCGTGGCACCTTCGCAGTTCGGAGGATGCCGAGGACGGCCGCCACGTCGTCGCAATCGAGGGGCATACACTCTTCGATGAGACGTACGAGCAGGATTATTTCCCCTTCGCCGTCCTGCACTACTCGGATCCCATCGCAGGCTACTGGGGCCAGGGCCTCGTGGAGCAGCTCGAAGGCTTCCAATACGAAATCAACCTGATGTCCGAGAAAATGAGCGAGGCGCACAACCTCCTCGGCGGCGGGATCGTGTTCCTGCCCATCGGCTCGGAGATCACCGAGACACATCTCACGAACGGGATCGGGACGATTGTCCGGCACAAGCCCGGCATGGCGCCGCAATACGTCACGCCGGCGCCGGTGCACCCGCAGACCTATCAGCGCCAGAGGGACCTACCCCAAGACGCACTCGCGGATGTGGGGCTTTCGCAGCTTTCTGCGCGGAGCGAAAAGCCCGCCGGGCTGAATGCCGCAGTCGCGTTGCAAACGTACACGGACATCGAGACCGAACGCTTCGCGATCTTCGCGCGCAGCTACGAGGCCTGGTGCCTCGACGTCGCGCGCATGTTCATCGACGTCGCGCGCGACATTGCGAAGACGCATGGCGATTACGCCGTAAACGTGCCGCTCCGCGGCGGGATCTTGGACCTCTCGTGGAAAGACGTCGTGGTCGACGGCTACGAGCTCCGCGTCTTCCCGACGTCGCTCCTCCCGCAGCAGCCCGCCGCGCGGCTCGAGAAGCTGATGACACTCTTCAACGCGCAGGTCATCGACCGCGCGACATTCCTACGCGAGCTCGACGCGCCGGACCTCTCCGCCGAGATGGACATGGAGACGGCCGACAAGCTCAACGTCGATGAGCGCCTGGAGGCCATGCTCGACGCAGAGGATCCGGGCGCCTCCGGCGCCTACCGGATGCTGACGCCGTATCAGGACATCGCGTGGGGCCTCCGCCGCGCGCAACAGCGCCTCAACAAGGCCGAGACGGACGGCGCCCCCGAAGACAATCTGCGGCTCCTCCGCCGGTTCATCACGGACGGCGAAGCGTTGCAGGACCGCCTTAAGCGCGAGGCGGCCGCGAACACGAACGGCACGCCGCCCGCAACCGGCGCGCCCCCGCCGGGACCGCCCGGCGGACCTCCCCCGCCCGCCGCGCCGCCGCCGCCCGGGATGCCGCCCGCAAACCCAGCTCCCCCGATCGCCGCGTGATCCATGAGCGAGACACATACGAACGCCGCCCCCGCAACACCCGCCGCCGCACCGCCCGCGCCTGCGGCCCCCGCACCGACCGCAGACGAGAGCTTTACGCAACGGCTCGAGCAGGTCGAGGCGGCCGCCCGCGCCGAGTCGGACGCGGCCGCCGCCGACGAGGAGGAGGCCGAGACGCCGGCCGGCGATGCCGCGCCCAGGGAGCCAGCGAAGGCAGCGACCCCGGCGAAGGCCGCGCCGCCCGATCCCGACAAGGAACGAAAGGATCGCCTCGCGCGTGCCGCGCAGCTCGAGCGCGACAATGTGCGCGCCAAGATGGCGCTCGCGCATAAGGAACGCGAGCTCCGCCACCACGCCGATCAGCTCGCGCAGAAAGAGCAGGCGATCACGACGCGCGAGGGCTCGACGCAGGCGCTCGAAAAGGCGCTGAACGATCCCGCCGCGCTCCTCTCACTCCTGGCCGAGCGCGTCGGCCCCGAGAAGCTCTCTCACTGGCTCGTCGAGCAGTCGCAACCCGAAAAGGTCGCCGAGCACCGCGCGCGCGCCGTCGCCGGCCAGGTGTCCGAGGAAGTGAAGAAGCTCCGCGAAGAGCTCGCCTCGCTCCGCGCCGAGAAGACCCGCGAGCAGGAAGGCGCGCGCGCCGCCGCGAACCGCCAGGAGGCCGAGAAACATTTCTCGACCAGGATCGAGCAGGTGCGCGAAGAGGCGCCGCACGTCGCGCGCATGCTCGCGGGTCGCCCGGGGGATCTCCTGCGCATGGCGTGGGAGGTCGACCGGGAATTATCGCGCGAAGGCTTGCATTACAACCAAGACGATATCATCCTGAAACTCGAGGAGCGGCTTGGCGCGTTCGCGTCGGCGCTCCACGGGAGCTCGCAGCAGGCAGCTCCGCAGGCACCCAGCAAAGACGAGCTCTCCCGCTCCACCGCCGCAGCGAAGGCACCAACGGTTTCCAACCGCGCCGCTGCGGAACGCGCCTCGCTCCTGAGCGAGGATGAAGAGGGTCTCCCCTTCGAGGAACGCATCCGGCGCGCCGAAAAGCGCGTGCGCTCCTCGCGGGTCGAGTAGCTCCGATCGACCGCTGAGCGGGTGCGCGTGCCGGGAAAGGCCAGGCCATGGGCACGCCTGCTACATCGACAAACTACAAGTTACTCCGCGACCTCTGGCCGCAAAAGTCCATCTACGAAGTGCTCTTTGAAGTCTCGCCGACCGTCGGCCTGATGCCGAAGGACACGAGCTTCTACGAGCGGAAGCGTTACATCGACGTTGGCTACGGCGCCCCGCAAGGCGTCGGCCCGTTGTTCGGCCAGGCGAAGGCGGCCAAGACGCCGAGCAAGGCTGGCGAGTTCGCGATTACGCCGGTGACCTACTACGGCCTGGTCTCGCTCGAGGGTCGCTTGATGCGTCAGGCGAAGGGCGACAAGGCACTCATCGTCAAGCCGCTCGCCCGCGAGTCACGCAACGTCATCTGGCAGTGGAAGCGGGATCTCTCCGCGCTCATCCACGGCAACGGTGGCGGAGCGATCGGGCAGATCGACACGACCACGACGATCTCGGCGGCGAACCAGACCGTCACGCTGCTCGACAAGACGAAGATCCGCTTCTTCGAGTCGGGGATGACGCTCAACTCGTCCACCGCGGACGGAACGAGCGGGGCCGTCAAGCCAGGGCAGCTGACGATCGCCTCGGTCGACATCGTGGCCGGAACGTTCACGGTGAACGAGGCCGGGCTCACCGTCGGCATCCCGACGATCGCGCAGAGCGACTACCTCTTCCGAGCGGGTGTCTTCGGCAACGTCGTCACCGGGATCGGCGGGTGGATGCCGGCGTCGGCCCCGAGCGGAGGCGAAAGCTTCTTTGGGCAGGACCGAAGCCTCGCCAACTACCGGCTCGCGGGCCTCCGGCTCACGGCGACCGGCAAGAGCCCGCGCGAGGCGGCCCTGTACGCGGCGAAAGAGGTCTACAAGAACGGCGGCAAGCCGGACACGTACATCCTCAGCGTCGACGACTGGTACAACCTGTCGCTCGAGCTCCAGAGCGCCGGCGCCCTGCTCATGACGAAGGCGCCGAGCGCGCCCATCGGGAAGTACAACTTTGGGCTCGCGTACGACGCCATCCAGATCATGGGCCCCGCCGGCCCGATCAAGTGCGTCGCGGATCCGGACTGCCCGGTGGGCACGGCGTGGATGCTCACGCTCGACACGTGGGTTCTCGCGTCGACGGGCGAGCTCGTCGCGTTCATCGAGGGCGGCGGCGGGCCCAACAACCTGATGATGGAGAACGACGCGGACGCCTGGGAGGCGCGGCTCGTCGGGGACTTCCAACTCTACTGCGAGGCACCGGGCTGGAACGCCCGCGTGACGCTGTAAGGAGCGCGCGGCCATGGCTATTACGGATCGAGAGACATTCAAGCAGTTCCAGATCGACCAGCTGGCCGGCTATGTCGGCCAGCAGGGCGTTACGGCCCCGGACGCGACGGTGCGCGGCTCGCACCGCCGGCAGTACGAATCGCTCGTCGCCGACGCCGCGACAGCCGGCACGGCGGTTACCGAGACCGTGATGGCCCATGTGCAGCGGGCCTCTCGGCCCATCGCCGTCACCATCTCGACTCCCATCGCGGTGACGGCGAGCGACTCCAACTACGCGACGTTTACCATTGCGAAGCGTACGGCCGCCGGTAGCGCGGTGACCCTGGCCACGATCTTTACCAAGACCGGCGGCTCCAGCGGCACGGGCAACCTCGCGGCCTTCGTCCCCTACGTGCTCCCGCTCACGTACGCCAACTTCGACATCGCGGCGGGAGACGTGCTCACCGTCGCGATCTCGAAGACCGGCTCCGGCGTGGCGCTCACGGCGGCGACGTCCTACGTCAACGTGACGGTCGACGTCGAGGAGGTCTAAGCCATGGCCTCCTCGGCGGGCGCGATCTACGCCTCTCCGGTCATCTACGGCTTCGGCGTCAAGATGATCGTCGGCTCCTTCGCGCCCAACGGCGCGAGCAACCCCGTGGCGGCGTCGAACAAGGGGAAGGGTTGGACCGTCACACATACAGCGACGGGCGTGTGGTCGGTGCTGCTCAACACCACGTACGTGTCACTCCTCGCCGGGCTCTGCGACGTCCAGCAGAACGCCGCGGGGTCGATGCAGATCCTCATGCGCGGCGCGTGCGATCCGTCGGCGGCCTCGCCCGTGATCCAACTGGCCAATAGCCCTGCCGGCACGGACGCGGACATTAGCGCGAACGCGAACAACCGGATCCACTTCTGCTTCTTCCTCGCGTCCAGCGATCTGAACAAGTGAGGGCGCTATGCCGGAACTGAAAGGACTGCTCGCGCTCCCGGTCAGGGCGAAGAGCAGCGACAAGTACGACGGCCAGGACGGCGACGGCGACGAGGCCCCGGGCTCGTCCGACGACGTGTCGATGGAAGACGAGCTCCTGAACGAGGCGTTCGACGCGGCGCACGACAAGGATCGCAAGGCCTTCCGCGACGCCATGAAGGACGCGATCCGGGCGTGCGTGCGCGCCGAGCAGGGCGGCGACTACGACGACGCGAAGGAGTAAGCCGCCGTGGCGCTTACTCGCACCCTCGCTCAGATCCGCGCGAGCGTCCGGCAGACCGCGGACATCGAAGGCGTGGCGGCGCTCAATCGCCACCCCGATGCGAACCTGAACGATTACATCAATCGCGGGATCGCGTGGGTTTACTACCGGATCAACGAGAGCCGCGGCGGGCAATACTATCTTTCGTCGACCACGATCACGACGAGCACCGGCGTAGCGGTCTATGCGCTGGACGCAACCTTCTACCGGCTCCTCTCCGTCGTCGCGATCGTGAACGGCGCAAGCATTCCGCTCCTCCGCATCGACGACGAGGCCACGCGCGTGGCGCTCTCCGACACGTCGCGCGGCTGGTCGGGGATCCCGCTCCGGTACGAACTCACCGGCGGGAACTTCACGTTCTACCCGACGCCGGGCGCAGCCTACAGCTTGGCGATCCGGTTCGTGCCATCGGCGCCGCAGCTCGTGAACGACTCCGACACGCTCGACACGATCGAGCGCTTCGACGACGCGGTGATTTACTTCGCCGCCCGCGAAGTGGCGATGAAGGACGAGCAATACGAGCTCATCGCCATTTTGGACGGGCGCCTCGCGGAGATGGACGAGCGCATCCGGGCGAGTTCGCCGAAGCGTGACGAGGCGGTGCCTCCCAGGATCCAAGACTCGCGCGTGATGACCCGCGGGTGGACGCGCGGGATGGCGCGCCTCCGGCGGTGGTACTGATGCGCCTGCCGCTCCTGGTCGACAACAGCCCCGGCGCGCTCGTGAACGGCCAGGCCGCGGCGAAGCCGCACGCGACGGTCCCGATGCGCGGGCAGGCCTACAGCGCGTCCCACGTTCGCGATCCCGCCGAGCTCGCGCGCCTCCTGACGCGGCTCGAGGAGATCGCCGTGGAGGCCACGCTCTACGCCCGCGCGCACCCGCGGGCGCAGTCGGTCACGTTCTACGGGGTGAAGACCTCGACCGGCGGCGCCAAGGTCGCGCTCTCCCACGGCCTCGGACAGCGAGTGCTCTGGCTCGTGGTCGGGTGGCGCGGTAGCGGCGTCACCACGGCGCCGATCCTCGTGAGCGACGAGGCGGACGCGTCACCGCAGACCACGCCGGAAGTGCTCTGGCTCCGGAGCTACGTCGCGGGGACGGTGGATATCGAGGTCTGGGGGCTCTCCTGATGCCCAAGCAGGTCTTTCAGTACCCGTTCGCGGGGGGCCTCTCGGAGAAGCGCCAAGCGGAGCTCATCGAGCCGCCGGCCGCGCTCACGATGAGTAACGCCGTCCACCTGAAGGAAGGCTCGATCACGAAGACCTACGGCGCGACGGCGCTTTGGACTGGCATCATCGGCGGGGGCACGCTCGGATCCGTCTCGCGCATCTTCGGGCGGGTCGACGAGACGTGCATCATCGACGGGCACCACCTCTACTCGCAGAGCCCCGCGGCGGCGGGGAACCTCGCGCAGCAGTCGCGCGTCCCAGAGCTCGTCGTGGCCAAGCGCCAAGAGGTGCGGGGCCTCTCGGAGACGCCGGTCGGCTACGCGATGGTCACGGTCAACGGCTTTGTGGTCGTGACCCACGTGGACAGCCACGGCAATCGATGCACCGTGTTCGATCCGACGACGGGGACGGTTCTACCTAGCCCCGATCCGTACTCGGGGAGCCTCACGGCCCAGCGGCTCGGCGCGATCGGGAACCTCGCGATCATGCTCTACGCCGATCCGGGCGGAGCCGGGAAGATCTACGGGCGGACGCTGGACTGCTCGAGCGGCACGACGATCGCCGCGGGCTGGTCGGCGGAGACGACGATCGTCCCGGACCTCGCGACGGGGACCACGAACATCAATGAGAAGTTCGATGCCGTCTTCAGCGGCGCGGCCTTCTACGTCGCCTACCAGAACACGAGCGGCGGATCCTTCCGGCTCACGCTGGCGAAATTCGACGTCACGCTCACCCTCACGGCGTCGAACATCAACGCCGCGAACACCGGCACCGATACGCCGCTGGCGCTCGGCATCGGCGGCGACGCGGCGGACAACGTGTGGATCGCGTACCGGCTGAACTCGAGCAAGCTCGTCAAGGCGGTGGCGTTCAACTCCGCGCTGACGGCCACGGGCACGTCGGCGACGGTCGTCACACCGAACAATGCCGGCGAGCGGCTCTGCACGTTCACGTGGCAGAAGATCGGCGCCGGCTCCGCGCGCCTCGTCTGCGGGAACAACCAGACCGGCGGAGGGGCCGACCCCAACCAGATCGTTTATTACGTCTCCTGCTACATCAGCGGCGGCGCCGTCGTCGCCGGCTACAGCGGCGGCGTGGCGGGCTCGTTCCCGCAGCAGGTGATCAGCAACGTCCGGCTCGACAGCGGCCAGCTCGCGATCGGGAGCCGCGTCGGCGTCATCGTCCGCAATATCGTCTCGGTTTCGGTCGGCGGCGCGCAGCAAATGGCCGCGTTCGTGGACGTGACCGGGGACGGCGGGAATATCACCTATTTGTCGGCGCGCCCGCTCGCGTGGCTGCCGCCGCGCCTCTCGCGCGACATTCTCTACCGCGGCGGCGTGCACATCCCGCAGTTCGTTCCGGGGAGCAGCACGCAAGCGATGCTCCTGCACGTGATCGCGCGCACGGGCATCACGAGCGCGCTCGAGCTCGTCCACGTCGACTCGGCGGACGCCACCCGCTGGCATGCCGCGACGAGCGGAAATATCGCGTGCCTCTCGTCCGCGGTCCCCGGCTACTACGACGGACGCCGCTTCGCGGAGCTCGGCTTCTACGTCGCGCCGACGATCTACACGACGAACATCACGGTGGGCGGCGGGCTGAACATCGCCTCCGGGACCTACGGTTACGTTGCGGTCTACGAGCAGAACGACGGCGACGGGCAGCTCCATCAGAGCGCGCCATCCGCCCCCGTAACGGTCACGCTCGGCGCGAACTCCGATTCCGTGACCGTGTACGTCACCACCTGCGCCGTGACCTCGCGCATCGACACCGACAGCAACGAGGCGGACAAGAACGCGCCCGCGATTGCGATCTACCGCACGGCGGGGACGGGCAGCTCGACCTACTACCGCGTAGGGAACGTGACGTTCGACGGTACGGCGGAAACGGTGCCTTTCGTCGACACGACGGGGAACAACGCGCTCACGTCGAACGCGCTCCTCTACACGCAGCCGGGGACGCCCGGCACGGCGCAGCCCCGCGTCTGCCCCTCCTCGTTCAAGACGATGATCGCGCACGGCGACCGCGTGATCGGCGTCGGCGACGACGGCGTGACGCTCTGGCCCAGCGGCTCGCATGTCATCGGGGAGGGGCCATGGTTCGCGGACTCGTTCCAAATCCCCGTGGAGCGTGGCGGCCCGATTACCGCGCTCGCGTCGATGGACGGGCGTCTCGTCGTCTTCAAGAGGCGAGCGATCGCCATCATCGACGGGAGCGGGCCGCCGGACGCGGGCGGGCCCGGCTTCTCCGATCCGCAGTTCTTGCCGACGTCGGTCGGGTGCATCGACCCGCGGAGCGTCGTCGTCACGGGCGCGGGCGTCTTCTTCCAATCAATGCGCGGGATCGAGCTCCTCACGCGCGCGATGACGGTGGAGAACTATTTTGGGCGCGACGTCGAAAACGAAAACGTCGCGTACCCGGTCATCACCGCCGCCGTGATGACGGACTCGAAGGTCTACTTCACGTGCCTGGCCGCGGACGGCTCCGCATCCGGCGAGTTGCTTATTTACGATCAGGTCTTCCAAACGTGGTCCACCGCGCCCCTCGCGGCGCAGTCCGCCGC